GTTGTTCTTTGTCGTCATAGTCAGAGCCACCCATGGATATGTCGAATCCATGGGAACCCCATCATCTGCCTAGCGGGTGATGGGGTTTTCCTTTTCTTAGGATAGAGAAGGAATTGGTCTGGCTCCGACCTGTGCAAGGCGGTTCTTGGGCCTACTGGCGGGGAGCCTGACGACTTTACCAACTCCCCTTAATGTTGGCTCCTTCGGGAGTGAACGTGCCGAATAACCACGGGCAATGGCCTACCAGCGTGGCGGCAGCACCCGGCTACCTCGCCTCTCGGCAGACAGCGTGTGTTTCACCCAGCAATGGGTGAACTATGCCCCCGTGTTCCTGCATCAGCACCAGCGTCCTGTAGCGGAGCGAAAGTAGAGCGTAAGTCGGCAAGTGTAAGGGCGAAGCGAAACTCCTAAAGAAAAAACTTGAAGGAGAAACTGAAAAGTGATTTGGTGTTGGCGATGAAGAACAACATCGACAACCAAACGGAGAGCCCTGAGCTCTCCATCAACAACCAAGATGTGATGGCCATTGCGTCACAGTTTTTTGCCGTGGAAATCTTCCTTGAGCGGCTCATGGAAGTGACCCCTGCGCCTGAGTGCAAGGAGCAGGAGGAGGTGATGGAGATGGGCAAGGGTTTGCTTGCCTTCTTCAAGAAGGCCCGTGAGAAAGCGGGCATTGAGATTGAGCACAACATTTTCCCCTCCAAGGGGAATAACTAAACCACAACCAACAACAACCATGCCAATCGTAAAAGGAACCGAAGGAAAAGGAATCGACCCGGTGCCCGCCGGGGTTCATCAGGCGGTGTGCTATGCCGTCATTGATCTGGGGACGCAGGACCCCGGCAACCCGCAATTCCGGCCCAGCCGGAAGGTGATGCTCATGTGGGAGCTGCCGCATGAGACCATCAGCACGCCGGATGGGGTGAAGCCGCGCATCATCTCGTCTGAGTACACGATGTCCATCGGCAAGAAGGCTACGCTGCGAGGCGTGCTGGAGAGCTGGCGGGGGCGTCCGTTCACGGCGGATGAGCTCAATGCGTTCGACCTGAAGAACATCCTTGGGGCGAACTGCCAGCTCAACGTGGTGCATAAGCCGGGGAAGGCTGACCCTAGCCGGGTGTATGCCCGCATTCAGGGGGTGATTCCTCTGGTGAAGGGGATGCAGCCGATCAAGCCGGTGAACGATGTCATCCTGTACGACATCCCGGAGAGTGGCCCGATTACGCTGCCGAAGGGTTTGCCCGAGTGGATTGGGGCGAAGATCACGGCCTCTGACGAGTACAAAGCCCGCACGGGTGCGGGAGTTACGGAAGCCGCCACGGAAAGCGGTGGGAATGGTGTTGACGAAGACGTGCCATTCTGAACCTGTGAGGGGGAGCCGACACTCCCCCTCTTTTTTTCTCCTATGGACACAAAGAACATAAACACACAGAGCATACGCTGGAAGCTGCTGGCCAATCCAATCCACTCGTTGGGTTATTGGACGGCCAAGGCCCTCACCCATCGGACGAACGCGCAATACGCGACGGGGTGGGTGAAGGACGAGGAGCGCAAGTCGATGCGGATGGCGGCGCGGCACGTTGCCCGCTGCATCAAGACGGCCAAGGCGGAGGGGATGCTATGACGCTGCTCCTCTGCATCCTGTGCTTCGCCATTGGCGTGAACATTGGCGTAATCATTCAAAGCAAGAACGGACCTGACTATGACGACCACGAGTGACACACCGAGAACGGACAAGGCACGGCTGGACATCCTGCAAACGGGGCGCCCTGCACGGGTGAAGGCCTCCTTTGCGGAGGAGCTTGAGCGTGAGAACCAGCTTCTCCGTGATGAGCTGGAGCAGCAGGCCATCTGCAATGGGGCAGGGGCCTCGCGGGAGCTGTCCCTGCGTACTACCATTGATGCCCTTCAGAAGGAGCTCTGTGTGCTGCGGGAGCGCATTGTGAGGGAGGGCTACATCGTCACCAACTTTGACGGGACGATTGAGCTGGCCATTGACCCGTGGCACAAGCGGGACAAGGAGGTGAAGCCGTGAGCGACCAAGAACATCACCTACGGACATTGATTGAAAAGCTGGAGCGCCAGAATGCCCTTCAAGGCCTGCATCTCGCTACTATGGCAGACGTAGTGCTGGGTGAGAACGCCGAGGATCGCAGCGACGAGACGCTGGTGCGGGAAGTGTGTCGTATGGCTCGGGAGTACGCAGAGCTGCTGCCCATCGTGGAAGCCGCCAAGGCTTATGTGGACTACGAGATCGAGGGCGAGTCCACCAATTGGCCGGAGGCTCCTCAGAAGTTCGAGAACCTAAAAGCCGCCGTTGAGGCACGAAAGGAGCAGCCGTGAGCGACACACCTAAAACCGACTCGAAAGCACAATTCTTTGGTTTTAATCCAGACGAAGGAGAGGAGTTCGTGCAGGCTGATTTTGCCCGCGAGCTGGAGCGCGAAAACGCCGCGCTGCTTGAGGCGCTGGAGGATATGGCTCGTCGGGATTGCCACACGGGCACCGCGCTCCGCGATTACAACGGGCAAGTCGCTGGCACGATGGTCACCGACAGCGGTGCTATTACCGTTCACGCAATCGCTCTCCGCCGTCTTGCCGATGCGGACCGGTTCCGAATTGTCGCGGAATCTAGGCGGATGGTTGTTGGCTACTGGCCCGAAAACGACCCCCAGAAAAAGGAGCGCGCCGCCATTGACGCCGCACGAAAGGAGCAGCCGTGAACGCTAAACTTGTCAGCATCACTCAGCCCTCTGCCGACCTCATAGAGCAGGGCATCCTCACCGCAGACGATCTGATCGCATACTGCGCTCGGGTCAGCAATCCCAGCAACCAGCTTAACACGGAGACGGCTCCGCGCCTCCTTGCCTATTGCATCAGGCACGGGCATTGGTCGGTCTTTGAGACTGCCTCGATGACTGTGGAGGTAGAGACCAGCCGGGCTATTGCTGCCCAGCTTCTCAGGCATAGGAGCTTCACATTTCAGGAGCATAGCCAACGATATTCGACCAGCGGCGATTTCGAGCCAATCGAGCTACGCAGGCAAGACCTGAAGAACCGGCAGGCATCGGGAGACATCCACGAGGACCCTGATCTGGGCTTGGAGGCGCAGGAGGCGGTGAGCACAATCTTCGGCGTCTACAAACGCCTTATCGAGGCTGGTGTGAGCAAGGAGACCGCCCGGATGGTGTTGCCTCTCTGCACCCGCACCCGGATGTACGTGACCGGAAATGTCAGAAGCTGGATTCACTACTTCGACCAACGCTGCGCGGAGCACACGCAGAAGGAGCATCGTGAGCTGGCCTGCCTCATTCGTGAAGTGTTCGCCAAGCAATTCCCCAACGTGTGGAATGCGCTGCAACTGAGGGAGGCCAAGCCGTGAGCTGGAAGATCACCGAAAAGAGCGAAACCCACTTCTGCGCCGAAAGCCCCAAAGGCTATTGGAAGGTGTACCAAAAGTGGGACGGGTGCTTTGAGATCACTCGCTCAATGAATCGTCCAATTGACGAAGCGGCGGCTGATGACATCACCACGATGCACATCTGCGATTTGGACCTATTTGTTGAGCGGCTGTCTGAACTGGCTGCTCTCACGCAGATACACCTGCCCAATACGGATGCGGCGAAGAACGCGGCACGAGTCGTGGAGGTGAAGCCGTGAGCGAGCTAGCCCTTGCCGCCCTGTTCCAAGCCATCGTGCAGATTGAGAGTGGCGGCAACCTCAAGGCTCGCAACGGGGACGCCTACGGGCCTGCCCAGATCAAGCCTGTCGTAGTGGAGGACCTGAAGCGTGCAGGCTACGATGTCTCCCTGCGTGAGCGGGGCACGATGGACGGGTCCTATCGCCTGTTCAAGCTTTACACCCAGCATTGGGTGCAGAAGCGCAAGCTGAGGGACACGCCTAGGACTCGGGCAAACATCTGGCGACACGGCCCATTCAGCCCCAAGACCACGCGCAACGAAGCAACCTACTATTCCAAGGCGGCGGAAATCCTGATGAGTCAAAAGAAATAGCTTTACTTTGCCCGATTTGGGCATCACCAACGACACGAACACAAGAACAACTATGAGCGAACATTGGTACACACGCGACGGTAAGAGCAGCCACACGCGGCTTACGAAGAAGGGCACCGAGAGGGCTACCACCCTCCGCGATGCGCGGCTGGAGGGCTTGCTGCCCTCCGTTTCCTCCATCCTGAACGAAGCCTACAGCCCTGAGCTGGAGCGCTACAAGCAGTCGCGTCTGCTGGACGCCTGCCTGAAGTTCACGCCCGACGCCTTCTCCACTACGGAGGAATGGAAGAAGGCCATCCGCGATGAGGCTGATCGTGAGATGGTGGAGGCCCAGCAGTTTGGCACCGCCTTCCACAAGGCGATGGAGACGGGCGAGCAGGTGGATGGGATGGATGTCTTGGCTGCCGCCACCAAGGGTGCGATGGAGAAGCTGGCCCTTGATGGGCTGGAGGTGATCGAGCGCGAGGTGGTGCTCGTCAGCAAGGAGATGGGCTACGCGGGCACCACGGACGTGCGCTACCTCCGCGGCGTCCGCAACGGCATCCTCGACTTCAAGACAACGAAGACGACCCCGGGTGAGCCCGTGCTGCTGAAGATGTCGCACAAGGCCCAGATTGCGGCCTACCACCACGCTGCGTTCCCGTGGCTCAATCCTTGGGAGCGCGAGGGCATCAACGTGTACGTCAGCAAGACAGAGCCAGGTCGCGTCGATGTCATCCACTACACGGAGGCTGAGCTGGAGATTGCGTGGCAATGGTTTCAGGCCTGCTGCGTCCTGTGGCGTCTGCGTCGTAGCTACGACCCCCGAAAGGAGGTGGTGTAATGAGCGCCGACCTTCCGCATAGCGAGGAGGGCGAGCGCATCATCCTCTCCTGCATCCTGCTCGATGGTCCGCCATCCTTGGCCAAGGCCATTGATGGGCGCATTGACGAGGGCTGCTTCTACCTGCCCCAGCACCGCAAGCTGTGGCGCGCCATCCAATGGCAGCACAAGAACAACCATCCGCTTGAGCTTCATGCCTTGGCTGAGGAGCTGAAGAAGATGGGCAAGCTGGATGAAGTGGGCGGCATCCCGGGCCTCGTGGAGATGACGCAGCTCGTCTGCACCACGGCCCAGCTCAGCCATTGGATTGACGTGGTGCGTCAGCACTACGTGATGCGGGAGCTGCACTCCACCTGCACTCGGATGGCTGAGAAGACGCTGGCCCATAGCGGCGGGGTGGAGCCCTTCGTGCTGGAGGTGAACAACCTTCTCACCAAGCACCACGCTGGCACCAAGCAGGTGACCTTGGCTGACGCCTCAGACGAAGCCATTGCCCTGATTGGGCGCATTCAGGACGGCACGTACACGGACAAGGATACGGGCATTGACTTCCCGTGGCCCGACTGGAACCGGCGCTTTGGCCTAGCCAAGCCCGGTGAGCTCATCATCCTGTCCGCCCGTCCGGGTATGGGCAAGAGTAGCTGCTGCCGCCAGATTGCCCAGCATTGGTGCAAGCAGGGGAAGGTGCTGCTGTTCAGCCGTGAAATGCCTGTCAAGCAGATGGCCCCGCTGTTCGCCCAGACCACCACGGGCATCAGCTTCCGCGACATCCTCGCTGGGCGGGCCACGATGGACGACATCGAAACCTTCAAGCGTGAGCTTGGCAAGGTGAAGGCGTTGCCCATCGAAATCTACGATCAGGACCGGACGCTCAGCCACATCGTCACCCGGGCCAAGGCCTTCGCTCAGGTGAGCAAGCCAAAGGCCATCTGCGTGGACTACCTCCAGCGCTACGACGCCCAGCAGGAACGCGGGGAAACCCGTGACATGGCCCTTGGTCGCTTCACGATGGCGATGAAGGACCTAGCCATCGAGCTACAGGTGCCAGTGGTTCTGCTGGCCCAGCTAGGCCGCAGCGTGGAACGTGAGAACCGGGAGCCCCGGATGTCCGACCTCCGCGAGAGTGGCAATCTGGAACAGGACGCCGACCGCATCATCTTCCTGAATGCGCCCGACCACCGGCCTGACGGGGTGATGCAGCAGCTCACGGACAACGATCTGCGTTTCATCTACGTGGACGCCATCCAAGCCAAGGGTAGAAGCGACGGCACGGGCCGTTGCGGAATGATGTTCGACCGTCCCATCACCAAGCTCCTCCCTCACCAGCCCGCATGAACACCTCTCCCAACTTCTCTGAAGCCTCGCTCGACCTCATCCTTGGCGACCGCAACGAAGCTTACGGCAACCCCCGTGAGGACTTTGAGGGCATCGCCCTGATGTGGACTGGCCTCATCAACGCCAAGCTGCATCGGGACATCACGGCTGAGGACGTGGCACGTATGATGGTGGCGCTCAAGCTGCGCCGGGACAGCCATCGGCCCAAGGATGACAACCTCATCGACGCCCACGGCTACCTCCATTGCCTTAGCTGGATTCAGACGGGCCTTCAGCCTGCCCGCGGAGGTGAGGCATGAGCTTCGGATTCGACGTATCTGAGACGATGCGGAGCGTCCGTATGATCTTGGAAAAGCACACCAAGAATATGGACTGGAACGAGGCATTGCCGGATGACACCCAGAAGGATCGTACCTTCCGGCGCATCACGGACCCAGACCTCATCATCGCCGCCGACAAGGATATCCGGGAGCCCGGGGCCCAGATTTACTTGGTGGCTGAGAAGCACAAGATCAGCCGCACCACGGTGTCCAACCTCAAGAACCGCAAGTCTCAGTTCCTAGGCATGCCCTATGACGAAAAAGGTATCCGCAAGTATCTCGCTCAAAGGGAAAAGAAGTACCGGGAAAGGGGCAAGGTCTGAGCTGACGAGGGCTGGCGGCAAATGGACAGAGGCACGCTACTGGTCGTTCTTGCGAAGCGCATTAAGGCGCGCCTTTGTTCGCTGGCCCGTCAACTACGACGCAAGGAACGGAGCCCGCAGGGCGTATGCGGGCCCGTCCAAGCAGCAGAAGTGGGAGTACGAGTGTTCAATATGCAAGGGCTGGTTTCCAATGAAGGGGACACAGTTGGACCACGTAAACCCGTGTGGGCCCTTGAAAAGCCTCTCCGACCTCCCGGGTTTTGTGGAGAGGCTTTTCTGCGAAAGAGAGGGGCTCAGAGTGCTGTGCAAGCCGTGCCACCAAGAGGTGACCAATGCAGCTAGACATCTTCGGCCAGAAGGAGGAGGTCAAGAAGCCATCCCCGAAGGAAATCCCGAAGGCATCCCCGAAGCTGCATCACCTGCACGGCCTGCAAGGCGCGGAAGAGTGGATGTTCCAAAAGGCCCGCCCGTACAGGATAACCAAGTTCGGACCCAACAAGACGTTCATTGAGAATCTATGAAGACCACCGGCCTGTTCACCACCCATAAGGTAGTAATCAATCAGCCCTGCGACAGGCCGATCAAGATTGTCCCATTTGGCGATGTCCACCGTGATAGTGATATGCATTGCGGCACCAAGTGGCGTGAGTTTCTGGCCTATGCCAAGGGCCAGAAGGACGCCTACTTCCTTGGTATGGGGGACTACTTCGATGGGATGTCCACCTCGGAGCGGGAAGGGCTGAGCCGCAGCAGCCTGCACAACACCACGATCAAGAACATCGAGAAACTCTACAGCGAGTGGATTGAGCGGATGAGTGGGGAGCTGGCGTTTATGAAGGGGCGGCTGATTGGGATGCTGGGTGGCAACCACTTCTTCTCCTTCAACAGCGGGATGAGCAGCGACACCATCCTCTGCCAGAACCTAGAGACCCGCTTTCTAGGGGTATGTTCGTTTATCCGTCTTAGCATCCAGACGCAGACCAAGGGCAGGGGCAGGGGTGCCTGTTTTGACATCTTTGCCCACCACGGGGCAGGGAGTGGAAGCACGCCGGGAGCTACGTTTAACACCATCGAAAAGATGCAGCAAACTGCGGATGCTGACCTCTATCTGATGGGACACGACCACAAGAAAGGATGCATTCCTTCGTTTCCTAGGCTTCGTCTAGCTGAGGGCGGGGGAAGCCTCACCATACGGGAAAGAACCCCTTGGCTGGGCCGCACGGGCAGTTTCCTGAAGGCCTACGAGGACGGGACGGTGAGCTACAACGTGGATGCCGCCCGCTCAGCCTGTGCCCTTGGCTGGATTGAGTTCGACGTTACCGTCAAGCGGGTGTCCACGGGCGGCAATGATCATTTGGAGGTAGCTGTCCGTGGGACCTGCTGAGGATAAGGGTAGCCCCCTGTTCCGCCTTACAGGGGTGATGGATAGCGTCCTGACTACGGACGGCAACGGTGGCTACGCCAAGTGGTATCCGGGCAAGAACTGCTTCGTGGTCACCAGCCAGGCCCCTCGGGCAGACGGAGGCTACTACTTACGCTGCGAAATA